GTCTTTTTTTTACACCCGCGAAATTAAAAATTCAGGAGTTGCGCGATGGGAGGCACCGCCACGGTCGCCGGCCGTGGTCGCAAACCCAAGCCGACGGCCAAGAAAGAACTCGCCGGCAACCCGGGCAAGCGTGCCCTCAACAAGGCCGAGCCTCAGTTTTCCAAGATCACCCAGATCGATCCGCCCGAGTGGCTGAGCGATCGCGCGGCGACGATGTGGAACATGGTCGTGCCCGAGCTGCTGCGTGAGAACGTGGTAGCGATTACCGACCTGCACAACGTCGAAGCGTTCTGTGTTGCCTATGACAACTGGCGCATGGCCCAGGAGTCGGTGCAGGCCCACGGTATTGTGGTCACCGGAGCCACCGGCGGCCCGATGAAGAATCCTGCACTGACCGCTGCCAACGAAACCATGCGGCAGATGGTGACCTTCGGGTCGATGCTTGGCCTCGACCCGGCCAGCCGGACACGTTTGATCGGCGGCAACAAGGAGAAAGAAACCAACGAATTTGCCAACCTGCTGAGATCCTGATGACCAAAGCCCTGCACCCCAACGTCGACAAGGCGATGGCGTGGGGAAGGTCCGTGCTCCGCGGGAAAGTCCCAGCCTGCCGTTACATCCACCAGGCTGTGCAGCGTCACTTCGATGACTTGGCAGCCAGCCGCAAGCGCGGGTACCGGTACAAGTTCGACCCGGCCAAGGCCGAGAAGAAATTGAAGCTGATCCAGCTATTGCCCCACACCAAAGGTGAATGGGCGTTCAAGCGACAGCTCATCACGCTGGAGCCGTGGCAGCTGTTCGGCATGGCCGTCACCTTCGGCTGGGTCAAGAAGAAGGGCGGACACCGCCGCTTCCGCGAAAGCTACTGGGAGGTACCACGCAAGAACGGCAAATCGGTCATCGCGGCCGGTGTGGGCATCAGCATGTTCGTGGCCGATGGTGAGTTCGGCGCCGAGGTCTACGCCGGTGCGACAACCGAGAAGCAGGCATGGGAGGTGTTCCGCCCGGCCAAGCTGATGGTGAGCAAGTCGCCAATGCTGATCCAAGCCGCGGGCATCGAGGTCAACGCCTCGAACATGAACATCCCGTCCGACTTCAGCCGCTTCGAGCCGCTGATTGGCGACCCAGGCGACGGCGCTTCGCCCAGCTGCGCGATAGTCGACGAATACCACGAGCACCGCACCTCGGCGCAATACGACACCATGCTGACCGGCATGGGCGCCAGGCGACAGCCGTTGATGTTCATCATCACCACCTCCGGCGCCGATATCGAAGGCCCCTGCTACGACAAGCGCCGCCAGGTAATCGAGATGCTTGAAGGCACGGTGCCCGATGACGAGCTGTTCGGCTGGATCTGGACTCTGGACGAAGGGGACGACTGGACCGATCCCAGGATGCTGGCCAAGGCCAACCCGAACCATGGCGTGTCGGTGTTCCAGGAGTATCTGGAGAGCCAGCAGGCTAGGGCGATCCGCTCCGCTCGGTTCACCAACACCTTTAAGACCAAGCACCTCAACCTATGGGTCAGCGCCAAGTCCGGCTTCTTCAACATGGAAGACTGGAAAGCCTGCGAAGACACTACCCTGACCCTGGAGCAGTTCGAGGGGCAGGAGTGGATCGCTGGCTTCGACTTGGCTCGCAAGCTGGACATGAACTCGCGGGCACGACTGTTCTGGCGTGTGATCGATGGCAAGACCCACTACTACAGCGTCGGCCCCAAGTTCTGGGTGCCGTATGACACGGCCTACAACACGGACAACAAGCGCATGTCCGAGCGCTTCCAGGCCTGGGTCAATTCCAAGCACCTGGAGGTTACCGACGGCGCCGAGATCGATTACCGCGAAATCCTTGAGGACACCAAGGAGGCCAATCACCACGCGCCGCTGCGCGAATCGCCGATTGACCCCCACGGCGCGACAGGCCTGAGCCATGACCTGGACGACGAGGGCTTCAACCCGATCACCATTACGCAGAACTACACCAACATGTCCGACGCCATGAAAGAGCTTGAGGCGGCCATTACTGCCGGGCGGTTCCACCATGACGGCAATCCGATAATGACCTGGTGTATTGGCAACGTGATCGGCAAGAACCTGCCGGGCAACAACGACGTCGTTCGCCCCATCAAGCAGGGCGACGACAACAAGATCGACGGCGCGGTGGCGCTGATCATGGCCGTAGGTCGGGTGCTGGCAAATGCCGGCGAACCTGACACCAGCGGCTTCTACGAAAACCCAATCATGGTAGGCATTTAATGGCACGCGATAAAAAGCCTGGGCGGGTCAGGTCTGCTCTCCAGAATTGGCTGGGCGTGTCGGTCGGTCTCAATGACAAAGCGTTCTGGCAAGAATGGTTCGGGACCTCGGCCAGCGGGCAAGTGGTGACGGTAGACAAGGCGTTACAGCTTTCAGCCGTGTGGTCCTGCGTTCGCTTGCTGTCAGAGACGGTCTCAACGCTGCCGCTGAGGCTGTACGAGCGTGGCGCTGATGGTGGTCGCGTAGCGGCAACCAATCATCCGCTGTACGACATCCTCACCAAACGCCCGAACGCAGAGATGACGCCCGGGCGGTTCATGCTGATGGTCGTGGCCAGCATCTGCCTACGAGGTAACGCCTTCGTTGAGAAGAAGCGAATCGGTAGCAGGGTAGTGGCGCTGAACCCGTTGCTTCCCCAGCTGATGACGGTCAAGCGTTTGGACAGCGGCCGCCTGGAATACAAATACACGCTGGACGGGAAGCCAAGGGTTATTGCCGAGGATGATCTGATGCACATCCGCGGCTTCGGTCTGGACGGGGTTTGCGGGATGCTCCCGGTGTCTACTGGCAAAGAGATCATGGGCGCCGCTATTTCCGCTGAGGAAGCCGCCGCCAAGGTGTTTGCCCAGGGCATGCAGGCCTCCGGGATATTGAGTAGCGACACCGCTCTCAAGCCGGACCAACGTGAGCAACTTCGGGCGAGCCTGCAGGCATTCATGGGCTCCAAGAACGCCGGCAAGATCATGGTCGCCGAGGCTGGACTTAAGTACCAGGGCATCACGATGAACCCCGAGGCCGCGCAGATGCTTGAGTCCCGCGCCTACGGTATCGAAGAGGTCTGCCGCTGGTTCCGAGTCCCGCCGTTTATGGTCGGCCACATGGACAAGCAGAGCAGCTGGGCGTCAAGCGTAGAAGGCCAGAACCTACAGTTCTTGACCAATTGCTTGCGTCCGCTCCTGGAGAACATCGAGCAGGAAATCGGACGTTGCCTACTCGATCGCGACGACCGCTATTTCGCGGAGTTCGCGGTAGAAGGCCTGCTACGAGCCGACAGCCAGGGGCGCGCGAGCTACTACAACATCTGCCTGCAGAACGGATGGATGAGTCGTAACGAGGTCCGGCGCCTGGAGAACCTGCCACCTATTCCAGGTGGCGATGTGTACACCGTGCAATCGAACCTGCTGCCGATCGAGCAGCTGGGCCAGGGAGTAGATAGTGGCGAGCGAGTCAGGGCCGCTTTATCCGACTGGCTCACCCCAACTGAAAAAGGCCGATCCCCCGGCAGCTCTGGAGACTGACCCATGACAATTCGTAGCCTTCCGGCGGCGCCGGCGGGTCGCCCCTGCGCGGGTGTTTCCTTCGACCTGATGCCTCAAGCAATGGAGCGCTGGAACTCGGCAATCCAGGCCGCGGACGGAGATGCCAAAAACACCATCTCAATGCTGGACGCCATCGGCTTCGATCCGTGGTCTGGCGAGGGCGTTACCGCCAAACGAATCTCTGCCGCGCTTCGCAGCATGGACGGCGCTGACGTCACGGTGAATATGAACTCCCCAGGCGGCGATATGTTCGAGGGGCTCGCGATCTACAACATCCTTCGCGAGTACAAGGGCCACGTCACTGTGAAGGTGCTTGGCCTTGCCGCCTCGGCAGCATCGATCATTGCGATGGCCGCCGATGATCTCCAAGTCGCTCGCTCGGGGTTCTTGATGATCCACAACGGCTGGACCATCGCGGCGGGCAATCGCCATCAGTTCCGAGAAGTCGCAGACATGATGGAGCCGTTTGATGCGGCGATGGGCGATATCTATGCCGCCCGGACGGGGGGCGACCTCAAGGCCATGCAGGCCCTGATGGACGCTGAGACATGGATTGGCGGTTCCGCTGCCGTGGAGCAGGGCTTCGCCGATTCTCTGCTCGACTCCGACTCGATCAAGGAAAGCGGAAAAGCCCAGGCAGGGCTGATTGCTGCCAGAAAACTAGATTTGATCCTCGCCAAGCAGGGCATGCCCCGAAGCGAACGTCGCTCCCTGATTCAAGAAATCAAGTCCAGTACGCCTTGCGCTACTGGACCCGGTACGCAAGACGCTGCCGACACGCTGGCCACTCTGGCCGAACCCATCGCCGATCTGGAACGAGCCCTCGCTCGCTTCTCGGCAGCCGCTACCCAATAAAGGAATCACACCATGTCTGAACAAGCCCAGTTGCTTGCCAAAATGAGCGCCGAGCTGGAAAAGGCCTCCAGCGATTTCAGCGCCAAGGCCGAATCTGCCCTCGGCGAAGCCAAAAAGGCGGGCGCTCTGTCGGCGGAGACCAAGGCTGCCGTCGATGAAATGGCCCTGAAGTTCAACACTCTGACAGAAGCCGAGAAGCAGCTGAAAGCCCAGCTCGGTGAGCTGGAACAGGAATTCGCACGCATCCCAACCCAGGCTGCCGCGAGCCTTCGCGAAACGCTCGGCGGCACTGTTATCAAGAGCGAGGCGCTGGCCGAGTTTGCTAAAAGCATCCAGGGCAACCGCCGGGTCAGCGTCCCAGTCAACGCAGCGCTGCTGAGCACCGGTGTTGCGGAGGGCGTGGTTGAGCCGCAACGTCTGCCCGGCATTGATGTTATGCCCAAGCAGCGCCTGTTCATCCGTGACCTGATTGCACCGGGCCGTACCACGTCCCCGGCAATCTTCTGGGTGCAGCAGACAGGCTTCACTAACGCTGCGCGCGTGGTTGCTGAGAACACTGCGAAGCCGTACAGCGACATCCAGTTCGATACCAAGATCACGCCGGTGACCACCATCGCGCACATGTTCAAGGCATCGAAACAGATCCTCGATGACTTTGCGCAGTTGCAGTCGACCATCGACGCTGAAATGCGTTACGGGCTGAAGTACGCCGAGGAATCGGAAATCCTGTTCGGCGACGGCACTGGTGTCCACCTGCACGGTATCGTTCCTCAGGCGACTGCCTATGATCCGGCCTTCATGCCTGAAGCGATGACCCAGATCGATCAGCTTCGCCTGGCCATGCTGCAGTCCCAGCTGGCACGTCTGCCGGCCAGCGGTCACGTCCTGCACTTCACCGACTGGGCGAAAATCGAGCTGACCAAAGACACCCTGGGTCGCTACATCATCGGCAACCCGCTGAGCTTGGCAGGCCCAACCCTGTGGGGTCTGCCGGTTGTTGCAACCGAGCTGGCGGCGTTCCTGGGCAAGTTCCTGACCGGTGCGTTCCAGACCGGCGCGCAGATCTTCGACCGTGAAGATGCGAACGTGGTGATCTCGACCGAGAACGCCGACGACTTCGAGAAGAACATGATCTCGATCCGTTGCGAAGAGCGCCTGGCGCTTGCCGTCAAGCGTCCTGAATCGTTCATCTACGGCACCTTCGCCACCCCAGCTCCTTGACCTGAACGGGCCGCTCGAGCGGCGGCCCATTGGAGGCAGCCATGAAACTGAAGACATTGAAACCGCTTTACCTCGGCGGGAAAACTCTGGTCGAGGGGTCGTCGTTTGTAACCGGCGAGCAGCATGGCCGAGAGCTGCTGCAGAAAGGCTACGCCGAGAAAGACACAGGCTCGGGCGAAGCGCTGGTCGACCTGACCGATGAACACACGGCCTCGACGGCTACCACCTCGGATTCGGTTACCACCGACGCCAAGCCCAAACCGACCAGCAGAAAGAAGGCTGACTGAGCATGAGCGTGATCGACATTGAACTGGCCATGGCGCATCTGCTGGCGGAGTCCGAGGACCAAGTGCTGGTCCAGGCCCAGCTGGATGCCGCTGAAGAGGCTGCCATGCAGTTCCTGCAGCGCCGGTTCTTTGCCGATCAGGCGACCGCTGATGCTGCCAAGGCCGGGACGTTGGCGCGTACCCGTGCTGCGCGAGATTCCTATGTAGCGGCCAAGGCTGTGGCGGACCTCCCCGAGAACATCGATATCCGCTGCCGGCTGCGTGACCAGGCGCGGCAGGTGCTGGCCGATGTGTACGAGGACATCGATATGGACCAGTACGCCATTGTCATGAACGCTGCCATCCAAGCCGCCTGCCTCATCAAACTGGGGCACCTATTCGCGAACCGCGAGGAGGTGGTCACAGGCACCATCGCCACGGAGCTGCCGCTGGCGTCGAAGTCCCTGCTGATGCCTTACCGCGTTCGGATGGGTGTCTGATGCGCGCAGGGAGATTGCGACACCGCATCACGTTTCAGGCGCTGGGCCGTGAGCAGGACCCAGAAACAGGCGAAGAGCTGGAAGGCTGGACAACGGTTTGGGAGAGAGTGCCGGCCTCGGTCGAGCCGCTTAGCGCTCGCGATCTGATCGCCGCGCAGGCGGGCCAGTCCGAAGCCACCGGCCGAATCGTGATTCGCTACCGGCCAGGCGTGCTGCCCACCATGCGCATCCTGTATCGCGGCGAGGTATACAGCATGCAGGGTCCGCCATTGCCGGACCCAGTGTCCGGACTCGAATACCTCACCATCCTGGTGGCGAAGGGAGTGAACGATGGTTAACGACGTATCGTCCAGCCTGACCGGCATCGACTCACTGATAGGGAAGCTTGAGGCTGTCACGTATGACATGAAGCGCAAGGGCGGCAGGTCTGCCCTGCGCAAGGCCGCTCAACTGGTCGCTAATAAAGCGGTGGAGGGCGCGCAACGGATCGACGATCCGGAGACAGGCCGGTCCATCGCCCAGAACATTGCGCTGCGCTGGAACGGCCGGCTGTTCAAGGCCAGCGGCGACCTCGGGTTTCGGGTGGGCGTGCTGCACGGCGCCGTGCTGAAGAACGGCGGCGACAAGTCGGCGAACTCTCCGACACCTCACTGGCGCCTGCTGGAGTTCGGCACCGAGAAGATGCGGGCACAACCGTTTCTGCGCAAGGCGCTGGCTGAAAACATAAGCGACGCGACCAACACCTTTCTCAGCGAGTACGAGAAGGCTCTTGACCGAGCTATCAAGCGTGCCGCGAGAGCCGGAGGAAACAGCTGATGCCAGCACCGATATTCGCCGTATGCGCTGCAGATGCGCAGGTAACCGCACTGCTCGGCGTTTCTCCGACCCGACTCTATCCGTTCGGCGAAGCGCCGGAAGGGGTGGAGAAACCCTACGCCGTCTGGCAGGTGATAACCGGCAGTCCGGAAAACTATCTCGCAGGGCGGCCCGATCTGGACGGCTTCACGCTGCAGGTCGACGTGTACGCCACCACTGCAAGTTTGGCCCGTGCGGTAACCGCCGCCATCAGCCAGGCGATTGAGCTAAAGGCATACGTCACCCGCTGGGGCGGCGAGACCAAGGACACCGAAACAAAACTGTACCGGTCGAGCTTCGATATCGCCTGGCTTGTACCCAGATAGCCAACCCCTGAACCCGGCCCGCCTTGTGCGGGTTTTTTTATGCCCGACATTTGGAGAACGCCATGTCGATCCTTTCCCAAGGAACCCAAATCTACGCTCTGGTGCCGCCGCTTACTGGCACCGGCCCCAAGACCGTACTTGCCATCGAATGCGCAACAGCATTCAGCCCCGGCGGCGCACCGGCTGACCAGATCGAGGACACCTGCCTGGAAGACCAGGAACGCAGCTACAAGAAAGGGTTGCGCACACCGGGCCAGGCCTCGCTGACCGTCAACGCAGACCCGAGCAACGCGAGCCACATCCGCCTGCATCAGCTTTCCGAAGCCAATGGCGACACCACCATTGATTGGGCGGTGGGTTGGTCTGACGGCACGTCTGCCCCGACTCTGAACACCGAAGGCGATGGTTTCGAGCTTCCAGAGGACCGCACCTGGTTCACGTTCCGCGGCTACGTGTCCGACTTCCCGTTCGACTTCGCGGCCAACGCCGTCGTCAGCACGGCGGCAACCATCCAGCGTTCGGGCGGCTCCGCCTGGATTCGCAAGGTCACCACACCATAAGGTCAGATCATGCAACTGAGCATAAACAGCCTGAAAGAAATGGGCGCCTTCACTGGCGCGCCGGTCGAGAAGGAAATCAGCTGGAAGCAGGGCGACAAGGAGTTGAAGGCCACCGTATACGTCCGTCCGCTTGGCTATCTGTCAGCGGTCAGTGATGTGCTGGCCGCTGGCGGCAAGCGCGACGGTGTTGCTGGCCGAATCGCCTCATGCATCTGCGATGACAAGGGCGCACCGGTCTTCACTGTCGGAGATATCACGGGCGAGGCCGACCCCGAGCGTGGCGCGCTCGACGGGAATCTGACCATGGCGCTGATGACCGTCATTGCTGAAGTCACCAATCTGGGAAAGACGACGAGCTCAGCGAACTAGACGAGATCTGGCACGAGCTGGCCATGACGTTTGGCTGCAGTATCGCTGAAGCCATGGCCAGGCTGAGCTATCCGGAATTCCGCCAGTGGTGCAAATACCGGCGCAAGCGGGGCAGCCTCAATGTGGGAATGCGGGTCGAGCGTGGCGCTGCTCTTATTGCCTCCGTTCTCGTGAACGCCAATCGGGACATAAAGAAAAAACCCGATCCGTACACAGTGGAAGATTTTATGCCCTACGCGGACGTGCGCGAGTTGAGCCTGGAGCAGGCTATGGAATCTTGGGCCTGAATGTTTTAAGGCGGCTGAAGAGACGGCACAAAAAATAGACCTGCTATGGCAGGTTTTTTAATGGGTGGGGAAAACAATGGCATCGCGTTCGCTCGGAACTCTGACCCTCGATCTGGTCGCCAGAATTGGTGCTTTCACCGGGCCGCTTGACCAAGCCAGCCAGCAGGCCAAGAAACGCAACGCTGAGATAGCGAGTTCATTCGACAGTCTGGCGAAGGGGGTCGGCTTAGCCATCGGTAGTGTCCCCGCCATCCTGACAGGCCTGGTGGTGACAACGGCCAGTTCCGCGAAGGAGATATCGAACCTTGCGGCTTTATCTGGGCTGGGTACAACCGAATTTCAGAAGTACGCTGCCGGCGCTAAAAGTCTGGGCATCGAGCAGGAAAAGCTTGCCGATATCTTCAAGGATACCAACGATAAGCTGGGCGACTTTTACAGCACTGGCGGAGGCGAGCTCAAAGACTTCTTCGAGGTTATTGCACCAAAAGTCGGAGTAACTGCTGAGCAGTTCAAGAAGCTGAACAGCGCGGACGCCTTGCAGCTTTACGTTTCGACACTGGAAAAGGCCAACGTCTCACAGGCGGAAATGACCTTCTACATGGAAGGCATCGCAGACGAGGCATCCGCCTTGGTACCGCTGCTCCGCAACGGCGGTAAGGGGTTCAAAGACCTTGGGGAGGCTGCAGACGCAGCCGGCGCCATTTTGAGCGTGCAGACGATTGCCGTGTCGAAACAGTTCTCTGGCGAACTCATCATGCTGGCGCAGAATCTGGAGGGCGCCAAGAACACGCTCGTTGCTGATTTCATGCCGGCTCTAGCGCAGTTCACTAGCGACCTCAATGACGCAGTGAAGGCAGGCGGCGGCGCGAAAACAGTGGTGCAGGATCTCTCAGAGAAGCTCGTGGACGCTACAGCATTTGTCGCTGACGCTGGTGACGGGATTGTCCGAGTCTTTACGATCGTCGCAGACACACTGGTTGGCACTTACTCGACGGCTGCTGGCTACATGGGTCAGCTGATGTCCCAGGTGGCATTGGGATTGTCGAAGATAACGCTGGGCGACACAGCAGACGAATTCATAGCTGATAGCGCTCGCCTGAGCGCCGAGGCGAAAACATATTTTGACGTCGCTGCGCAGGCCGCTGCCAGCATTGGTGAGAGCTTGGAAACGCCGCTGGCAGGCGAGCAGTTCAAAAACTACGTAGCCGAAGCGCGGGAGGCCGCCGAGGAATACCAGCGTCTTTTCGGAGGAAGCGGATTCAGCAACCAGGGTGGAGGAGGGAGTGGCGTCGACCCAAAGAAAAAGAAAGCTGACGAGGAGGCCGCCAAGGCAGCAGCTGCAGCGGCCAAGAAGATCAACGACGCTTTTACCTCTACCGAAACCGACTACAAACGCCAGATTGAGCTGATCAACACCAGCACGGATGCTCAAAAGAACGCCACGGAAGTCGACAAGCTGCGCTTCGACATTGCGTCTGGCAAGCTGGTTGGCATCAATGCCCAGCAGCAGCAGCGCCTCTTGGGGCTGGCGGGTGAACTGGATGCCCTGCAAAAGCTCAAGCTCGCGAACGAAGATGAAGCCAAGGCCGTCGCGTTCTTGGCAAACCTCAAGGCGACCAACGCCACCGCGAAGTCTGGCTTCGACATGGAGCTGTCCGGTGCCGGCATGGGCGATAAAGCTCGTGACAGGCTTCAGCAAGACTTGGCGATCCAGCAAGACTACAACGAGCAGATGGCCGACCTGCAGGCCCAGCTCAACGCTGGCGATATCAAGCAGGATCTGTACGACAAAGAAACAGAGATGCTCAGCGAGGCGCTGGCCGAGCGAATGGTCATCCAGCAGGACTATTACAACCAGATCGATGAGGCCCAATCCAACTGGATGGATGGCGTTAGCGCCGCCTGGGAGAACTACGTTGATGAGGCGCAAAACGCCTCTGCAATGGCAGGTGAATTTGTCTCGGGCGCTCTGGACGACATGACCAATGGTCTGGGCGATGTGTTTGCTGACGTGGCGACAGGCGCGAAAGATGCCGGTGACGCGATGGCTGATTTCGCGGCGAACATGGGCAAGTCGGTGATTAATGCTCTTACGGACATGGCCGCTCAGTGGCTCATCTATCAAGCCGTTCAGCTTTTCGTCGGGAAAGGTACACAGTCGACCGCGGCGCTGGCGCTGGTCGCTAACGCCCAGGCAACAGCAGCGCAAGCAAGCCTGGCAGCGTTTGCGTCCACAGCCGCAATCCCCATCATTGGTCCGGCCGCTGCTCCGGCAGCTGCGGCAGCTGCGGCAGTGGCGACGGCGCCGATGGTTGCGGGCGTGGCGAGTGCAGCGCTTGCGGGTATGGCGCACGACGGTATCGATGCGGTACCCGAAACCGGCACGTGGCTTCTGCAAAAAGGCGAACGGGTCACTACCGCCGAGACCAGCGCCAAGCTGGACCGAACCCTAGACCGGGTGAACTCGGGCAGCGGGGGCGGCGGGGGAGTCACGTCGTTCAAGATCGACGCACCTGTCACGGTTCAGGCACAGCCAGGCATGAGCGACGCTGACGCCGCACGCCAGGGCTCGGCGATATCGTCCGCGCTCGAAGCTCAGCTGGGGCAGTTCCTGGACAGGGAAATGCGCCAAGGCGGCAGGCTCTGGAGGCGTAATGGCTGAGACATTCGGTTTTGATGTGGAAGTTGGTGCGTCGGGAGATGTGGCCCAGCGGATCTGGTCCAACGATTTCGGCGATGGCTACAGCCAGGCGGGCGGCGTCGGGATCAATACCAGGTCCGAGTCCTGGGACGTCACGGTTACGGGCAAGCTGGTGGCGGGCGACAGGCTGTTCAACGTTGTCGCTTTCCTCGACCGGCACGAAGGCTTTAAGTCCTTCCTGTGGTCGCCGCCCAGCGGCAAGCAAGGCCGGTACCGCGCCAATGGTTACAAGTTAGCGACGCTCGGGGCGGGCCTTCTCAGGCTGTCGGTGAGTTTCAAACAAGTCTTCAACCCCTGACCCCGCTTCGGCGGGGTTTTCGTTTCTGAGGTCCCATGGAATACACGTCCGACATCCAGAAGCTGGAGCCCGGCAACCAGATTCGTCTGTATGAACTGGACGCTACCCGGCTCGGCGCCACGGTCTGGCGCTTCCACGGTCATGAGCACGAAGGCGACATCATCTGGCAAGGTCAGCTGTATTCGCCAATCCAGATTGAGGCGAAGGGTTTTGACATCCGCGGTGACGGGCGCCCGGCGACCCCGTCGCTCAAGCTGGCGAACGAGCTGTCGGGCATCCGGGGTGCGATCTCGGCCATCTGCCTACAGTTCCGCGACCTGGCCGGCGCGCGGTTCACCGTCATCGAGACGTTTAAGCACTTCCTGGACGCGGCGAATTTCCCAGAGGGCAATCCGGATGCCTCCGACCAGTGCCGCAAAAGCATCTGGAACATCGAGCAGAAGACGGAAGAGAACTTGGCTGAGGTCAGCTTCGAGCTTTCCAGCCCGATCGACATGGAAGGCCAGCAGTTGCCGTCTCAGCAGATCACCAAGCTGTGCCGCTGGGCCACCCGTGGCCAGTACCGGCAGGAGGCATGCGCCTACACCGGTACCGCGATGTTCACCAAGAAGAACGAGCCCACCGACAACCTGGCACTGGACCGATGTGGGGGCTGGTGGAGCAGCTGCAAACTGCGTTCAAACACCCGCCGTTTCGGCGGATCGATGGGCGCAAGCCTGATCGCTAAGGGGTAACCATGCGAATCAACCAGAAGCTGCAGGAACAAATTCGCGCTCATGCCGAGCGGGATTATCCTGCCGAGGCCTGCGGCGTGCTGATCAAGACCGCAGACGGGCGCAGGTACGTGCCGTGCGCAAACGTGGCGACCAACCCGCAACAGAACTTCCTGATCGACAGGCACGACTTTGCCGCAGCGGAAGACCAGGGCGAACTGTTGGCGATCGTTCACAGCCACCCGGGCAGGGCGGCTACTGCCAGCATGACTGACCTGGTCAGTTGCGAGCTGCACGAGTTGCCTTGGGCCATCGTCAGCTGGCCAGGCGGAGACCTGCAATGGTTTGCCCCGAGCGGATACCGAGCGCCGTTGCTGGGCCGGGACTTCTCCCACGGTTTGCTGGACTGCTGGTCGGCCTGCCGGGACTGGTACGCACGCGAAGCGGATCTGCAACTGCCGAACTTCGAGCGCAAGGAACTCTGGTGGGAAGACCCCGAGAGCCCAAGCCATTACGAGCAGAACTACGAGGCATGTGGCTTTGTGCGGGTGGATCAGCCTCAGCGTGGCGACATGCTGGTATTTCAGGTCCCGACCGTTGGCCGTCCATGTCATTTCCCAAACCATGCCGCGATCTACCTCGGCAGCGATCCTGCCCTGCACAGCGAGCCGGCACCAGCGCTCGGCGGTGCGGGTCCGTTCATCTACCACCACATGCCAGGGCGTCTCGCGACGCGCGAGGTATACGGCTGGTCGATGGCGAACAGGCTCAAACTGATCCTGCGACACAAGGACTACACCCCATGACGATGCGGACCATCAAGCTCTACGGCGTTTTGCGTAAGCACTTCGGGCGCGAGTACCGGCTCGACGTACACAGCGTGCGTGATGCGGTGAACGCCCTGTGCGCAATGAAACCGGGCTTTGAGAAGTTCCTGCGTAGCGGCGAGGAGCGCGGGCTGGTGTTCAGCGTGTTCTGCGGCAAGCGCAACGCGGGGGCGCATGAGTTCGATCTGCAGGGCACCGACAGCAGCGACATCCGTATCGTGCCGCTCATTCACGGCAGCAAGCAGGCTGGGTTATTCCAGGTCGTGCTCGGAGTGGCGCTGGTGGTGGCCGGGGTCTTCACCGGCGGTCTCTCAAGCGGAGTCGGGATCGCTTTGCTTGCCGGTGGCGCGGCGGTTGGTCTGGGCGGCGTCGTCCAGATGCTTTCGCCGACCACCAGTACCAGCGTCGCCGGCAACAACGAGGATGGCAACAACCCCAGCTACGGTTTCGGCGGCGCGGTGACGACCATTGCCCAGGGGAATCCTTATCCGGTTCTCTACGGCGAGCGGGAAATCGGCGGTGCGGTCGAATCCGGCGGCATCTACACACAAGATCAACTCTGATCATCAGGCAACACCAGACCCGCTTCGGCGGGTTTTCTTTTTTCTGGGGGCGATATGGGTACGGCGGTAGCGAAGCGCGATGTTGGCGGCAGCAAGGGCGGCGAGTCGAAACCGAAGCAGCCCAGTATCGCGAGCAACAGCACCGGCTCCATCGCCACGGCGCGCATCGTGTACCTCTGGAGCTGGGGTCCCATCGTAGGGCCGGTTGATGGCTTGCGGTCGGTGAAGCTCGACGGCACACCGCTCGTGGCCAGCGATGGCACGGTCAATTACCCCGGGGTGAAATGGCAGTTCCGTAACGGCGAGCTGAACCAGGCGCGCTTAGAAGGCATTGCGGAGTCGAGCAACGAAGTAGATGTAAGCCAGTTGCTGCTCACCACTGCACCGTGGCTACGTACGATCAATAACCCCGTGCTGGACGCCGTGCGCATTCGGTTCAGCTGGCCGCAGCTTCAGGCCCAGGATCAGAGCGGCAACATCAACGGCGTTCGGATCGATTACGCGATCGACATATCTACCGATGACGGCCCGTTCGTCCAGGTGCTGACGTCCTCCGTCGACCGGAAAAACGTCACCAAGTACGAGCGCAGCCATCGCATTGATCTGCCGTCCGGCCGCCGCTGGACCGTGCGTGCGCGTCGCTTGACTCCGGAGGCAAACAGCTCGCTGGTGCAGGACGGCATGTACGTTGAGGCTGTGGCCGAGGTGGTCGACAGTGATCAGGAATACCCGCTGACCGCGGTCGGCTGTATCGAATATGACGCTGAGCAGTTTGGCGGGGATATTGCCAAGATTGCCGTGCTGATGCGCGGGCGGATCGTGCGCGTGCCTGCAAACTACAACCCGGAAACCCGGAGCTATGCCACCGGTGGCACCGGCACTTCAAATGGGGTGTGGGACGGTACCTTCAAGGAGGCCTACACCAACAACCCTGCCTGGGTGTGCTACGACCTGGTGCTGAATCCGTATTACGGCCTGGGTGATCGAGTCGATGCGACAATGATTGACCGGTGGAACCTGTACCGCATCGCCCAATACTGCGACCAGATGGTGCCGAATGGCGAAGGCGGCCTGCATCCTCGTTTGACCTGCAATGTCTACCTGCAAAAACAGGCCGATGCTTACGCAGTGTTGCAAGATTTGGCCGCCATTTTTCATGGCATGAGCACGTGGGATGGTAGCCAGATCACCTTCAACGCGGACATGCCTGGCGACCCGGTCTATACCTACAACCCGTCGCAGATTCTAAACAACGGCCAGATTCAGTATTCCGGTACCCGGGCTCGGGACCGCCACAATCTGGCGATGGTTACGTGGGATAACCCGGCTCAGGGTTTTGAAACTGACAAAGAGCCGGTGTTCGACGATGAGGCTATGGCGGAGCTTGGCTCCATCAACCAGTTGTCCGTCGAAGCATACGGCTGCACCTCGCGCGGTCAGGCGCAGCGCGCAGGACAGTGGGCGCTTTTGACCGAGCAAACGCAGATCCGCGGCGCCACGTTCCGAGTAGGCCTGGACGGGCAGATTCCCAAGCCTGGGCAGATCATCGCCCTGGCTGATCCAATGCTGGCCGGTCGGGCCAATGGTGGGCGAATCAGCGCTGTGGCCGGTCGCGTCGTTACGCTGGACCGGGATATCGAACTGCCGGTGGGTGCGAAGCTTCGCGTGAACCTTCCAAGCGGCAAGAGTGAGGCGCGCGTCATAAAGTCATTGGCCGGTCGCCAGGTCACGGTCGCAGCCGATTTCAGCGAAATGCTCGAAGCTGAGTGCGGCTGGATCCTTGAATACGACGACCTCAAGACCATGCAGTTTCTGGTGCGCAATATCACGCGCCCAGAGTGGCATCAGTACCAGCTCGATTGCATCCAGCATGAGCCGAGCAAATTCGACGCTATCGACTACGGCGCCGTGATCGACGACAGGCCCGTCAGCGGCCTGCCAGTCGGCGTGCAGGAAGCGCCTGCCGGTGTATACCTGAGCCAGCACGTAGTGATCGAGCAGGGTATCGCCGTTACGGTGATGACGATCAGTTGGGAGGTAGCACCGAGCGCGGTGGCATACGACGTCGAGTGGCGCTGGGGAGCTCGTGAGTGGGTCAAGCTGCCGCGCACCGGAGAGCTTTCGGCCGACGTGCGTGGAATTTATTCGGGCCAGTATCTGGCTCGGGTACGCGCAGTCAGCGCGATGAACGTGTCTTCTCTTCCGACGACTTCCCAGTTGACCAATTTAGCCGGCAAAACCGGCCTGCCGCCTGCGGTCACTTCGCTGGCCGCGACGTCACTGCTCTTCGGTATTGGCCTGAGGTGGACTTTTCCATTTGGTGCGGAGGACACCCAGCGCACCGAGATCTGGTACAGCCCGAATACTTCGTTGGAATCGGCAACCAAGCTTAGCGACCTTTCGTACCCGCAATCCGAGTACGTGATGCAGGGGCTGCTGGCGGGCGTGACATTCTTTTTCTGGGCGCGCCTGGTCGACCGGACCGGCAACATCGGTCCGTGGTATCCAACCGGAATAGGCGTCATGGGGCAGGCGAGTTCCGATGCCGCGCCCATCCTCGAACTAATTGCCGGCCAGATCGGCGAAACGGAACTGGGCCAGGAGTTGCAGGACAAGATCGATCTAATCGAAGGGCTGCAGGACCAGATCGACGCCCTGGACGGCCTGCAGGTGTACCGATCCGACCAGACGTACGCCAAGGGTCAGATGGTTGTGCAGGACGGCCGCATCTTCCAGGCGGAGCAGGATGTGCCGGTCGACACTCCGCCGCCCAACGCTACCTACTGGGAAGACATTGGTGACCTGTTGCAGACCACCAGCGGCCTTGCCCAGCAGGTCGAGACGCATACGACTGAGCTTTCTGAGCTCGACGGCGTGGTCACGGTGCAAGCCGCTGCCCTGCAATCTCTACGAGCGGCGTACCGTGAGGATGACGGCGAAGGCGATGCAATCGACGCCTTGCGGGGCTGGGATGCCACCGCGTCCTTCGCTCAGGAAGTCAGGGTGCGGAGCAGCCAGAACAGCGCGCTCGTTCAGCAGCTAACCCAGCTTGACGCCGAGGTCGGCGAAAACTCTGCTGGCCTGACGACCTTGACGCAGACCGTCGCGACCGACAAGCAGGCAACTGCTCTGGCGCTGCAGCAGTTGAACGCCGAGGTTGGCGAGAACTCGGCCAGCATCCAGACCCAAGCCCAGGTCATCGCCGAAGTCGACGGCAAGGTCACGTCGTCGTGGTCGGTGAAGATGCAGGTCACGCAAGACGGGAAGTATGTGGCCGCGGGCATCGGCCTGGGGATCGAGAACGGGCCGGCTGGGCTGCAAAGTCAGTTCCTGGTCAGCGCTGACCGGTTTGCCGTGGTGAATTCCATCGCGGGCGGTCCGGCTGTGGTGCCGTTTGCGGTCCAGAACGGCCAGGTGTTCATGAACTCTGCCTTTATCCAAGACGGCAGTGTCACGCATCTCAAAGTTGGCGATCTCCAGTCCAACGACTACATCGCAAATGTCAGCGGCTGGAAGCTTCCAAAAAATGGACATTGGGAGCTGAACGGTTCAATGGCGGACGGAAGGCGTTCAACCATCGGTAACTCTGCCATTCGCATGTATCACGCCAATGGCGTTCTAGGTATTGACCTGAGCTTGTAAAATGACAGGGCTAACAATCAAAGCCAAAGACGGTACGGTCATACTCGATATGACTATGAAGATAAGTCAACACATGGGAAGCGTAGATACAAATTCAACAAATGGTTCAGTTAGTATCCCTGCCGCGCCCCTGGGAAAAACATTATTTTACAATATTGTGCCTCTGGTGGATCTTCAGGTCGATAAGGGTAAGAAGCCCGGAGTAACTATATCAGGTGTAACATTGAGTTGGGCATACTCCTTTAATACTGGCGGTGGCTGGGGGTATTTTGCTGCCAACTGTCGAATTTACTATGGGTTCTACTAATGCCTAACTTGGCAGTCACAAAAGAAAGTGGTGAGAAATTATTTGATAGTGAGAAGATTACCTTTGGGCTTGTGAAAAGCGGATACATGGCTGTAAACAGATATGACGGATACTATGCGCTAAAGGGGATCAATGTTGATCCCAATGAGAAGAGTAGTTATAACTATCTGGCCCAAAGGTTTACTGTCCATGGTTTCACTGTAGCCGACGCTAATAGCCCCATTGTGTTTATTGTTGGGCGTGGTTGCTTGATTGGTAGCGCCAGAGCAGGAAACACCGTAACGTTCTACTATGCGAATGCGTCTACCTCGACAAAGTATTACTGCTTCGACTTTATGAAAGACACGGCAGGTTCTGGTCCTTACTTGAAAACCTTTGCGGATACAGGCGTGTGTACATTCAACTCGCTAATGCGCCCGCTGAATATCATTGCTTCGGTTACGCCTCCACCGCCTAGTGGACCTTCAACAGGTACAGGAGGAGGATGGAGATTTCCCTATGAAGGTTCTACTGTAGAAAGTGTCTATGTTTCTGGTCCGGGAGGAACTCTCCTTACAGTAAGAGCAACGTTGGATGTTGCAGTGGGTGGTGGTGAATATGCTGCATACCTACCTTTCAGTAGAGTGTCAGCGGCTTTTGAGACTGAACTATTGAACTTGATGGGTGCTGTTGAAGGCGCGTATGGTGGAGACGGAACAGTGTCTTTTATGTTTGGTGCTACAACAGAGGGGGCTGTCGTTAAAGGGCATACGTCCTATGGTGTTCCCAACAAATTCTTTAACTTTCCAATGGATAGATATCCGACAGCATTAGTTATTAAAACAGCTGGATTACCGTTTCCGCTGAATTAGTTATGTAAAGAGGAAGAGCATATGCCCTGGTACCGCACGGGAACGGTTTCCGCCACCCAGAATTCAAGCACGGTGATCGGAGCCGGCACAGCGTTCATAACAGCCTGTCGTGTCGGGGAGGGGTTTATCGGCCCCGACGGCGTGCTTTACGAAGTCATCAATATCGCCAGCGACACAGCACTCGCCATCTCACCCCCCTATAAAGGAGCGAGCACCACCGCAGGCGACTTCACTATCGCGCCGATGCAAGGCTACCTGAAGGATACCGCCGACGCCCTGCGCAAAGCCTCGCTGGAAGTTGGCGGCGCATTGGATGGTTTGGACGACAGCGTGCAGCAGGCTGCCACTTCGGCGGCCACTGCGGTTGCTGCAAAAAACGCCGCCGGAGCCTCTGAGACCAACGCCGCCCAGTCCGCGATGTCGGCGGACGCAGCGCAAGATGCTGCTGAGCTGGCGGCATCCCAAGCGGAGGCGTCGGCAAGCGCTTCCCTAGAATCCAAGAACGCCGCCAGCGCGGCGGAGGTCAGCGCCAGCGAGTCAGCCAGCCAGGCGCTTGCCTCGAAGCAGGCCGCCTATCAATCCGAAACCAATGCGGCGGCCAGTGCCGCTGCTGCCGGTAACAGCGGAGTAGGGAGGGGGTTTATTGAAGGACTGGGCATGCGCTGGCGCAGCACAACATCCATTCAGGTGGACCCCGGATCCTGCTGGATCAACGGCCTTGGGAAGGTTTACAAGGTGCCCGTCGCGCTCACTGTAACGCCGCCGACAGGCACAACCGGGTTCTGCCACATCTACGTCTATGACAACGCAGGTACACCGGCCGCCGAGTGCGTGACGGTCGACGCTGAGGCTTACTGGAACAGCGCCAAGCAGAAGACTGGCGATTCGAGTCGCAGGTACATCGGATCTGTGCTCATCAACAGTTCGATCGGTGCTTACAAATTTCGGCATCTGCCCGAGCTGAGCAAGGTCATGTACATGGCGGCCACTCCGGCCGCCACACCGTTCCTGCTTCTGGGGGGCGGTAGCGCAACCTCTTTCACGCCAGTGTCAGCAGCCAGCGTTGCACCATCATCAGCGTTGGAACTCATCGTGGTCGCGGTGCCGACCTCGCAAGACGCCGTGTTCAGCACGGAGGATGCACAGAACTCCGCGGCTGTATCGAACTGGATGCAGGCGGCGCGGGCGGGTTCCCAGACGCCGCTGACGCTTGCCTTCAGCATGGCCAACACGCTTCGCCGGTTCACCTATCTGGTGGATTCGGGGGGCAACCTGACTATCTACGCCACTGGTTATACGTTCGGGAGATGAGCATGCCATACGCAATCAACAGCAACGGTTGGCGCGCCGTGGGCGAGGAATTCACCGAGGCCGACCTCCTTCCAGGCGAAACGCTGGTTGATGAGGTTCCTCAGTCGCTTATTGACCAGATAGAAGCGAGCCGGGTACTGGCGCAGGCGGACGCACAACTCTACGCACTTAATCGTCAGGCCAACGCGCAGGTCACGGCTCTACAGGCGAGAGTAAACACACTGGACTACCTGATTAACCAGCAGGACGAGGAGGATCCGGAATACATCGAACCCGCGGTATCCGAGATAGCTGAGCTGCCGGTAATAAAAGCGCGTCTGAAAAGCTGGAATAACTACGCAGTGAAGTTGGGTCGAGTGAAAACGCTGATCGGCTGGCCGACAGCGCCCAGTTGGCCAATCATGCCTGAGCCATATACCAGCGAAACCTCAGCGCTCTCACTCCAAGTAGTGTGATTGCCCCAAATCCAGCCCGCTGGGTGCGGGCCTTGTTCGACTGGAGAAAAGTCTGGCGGTCGTCTGCTCCGGAGGCGGGTTATAGGCACTCAAGCGGATGGTTCTGAATGACGCGACGACCTGTGTGGCGTAAGGGGCCGTGACGCGCCCCTTTGTTGTGTCCCTCAGGCGGTAGCAGGGGATGAGATGATTCTGCGCTCCATCCACGTTCGCAGCGTCCCCATAGAGGGTCGCTCAATTAGGACGTAGGATAAGTATGAGAAAGTGATGCAGACTGCCGCCAGTGTCACGGCGCTTACCATTCCGTATTGCGCAAAGCCGGGAACGATATTGTTGAAAAACGAGTAGTGGTAATCCACGATAAAGATTATTTGGTAGTGCCAGATGTACAGGCTGTATGAGATTACCCCAAGAAACACCAGCGGGGACATCAAGCGGCTAATCCACGGTCCACATTGAAGGCCTTTGGTTGCGCATATGATGATCATGGCGAAGGCTACTCCGGCGATTCGGCCGGTATATGCATAAAGAGGACGCTCGCTATATAGCGCGATCAGCCCAAAAATAGCCGCAGCCAAGCATATGATTATCTCTTCCTTCCTGCTTGCTCCAGCTATGAAGATTCCGAATGCGAATGCATAAAATATCTGAGCGAACCTAAAGAACTCAAGCAGCCCGGATGCGATAAAAAATGCATACATGAGAAGTGACGTAACAAGTATCTTCGTTCGGCTTTGGATACCGCACATAATCAATAGCGGCACAACCGCGTAGAACATGACTTCGTGTGTCAGCGTCCACAAGATAGGATTGATTGATCTGGAGACCGAAGGGTATAGGTCTTGTGTGAACGTGAGATGCCTGATGATTGACCACATGTCAAACGTGGGTGCCCATCGGCTGCCAATAAGCCCGACCAGAGACGTGACCACCAGTATGTTGACCACGTACAGCGGTACAAGTCTGGTAAAGCGGTGGATGGCATACCTAGTTAGGCCTTGCGGAGTGCCGACTAGCTTATTTCCGGATCGCCAGATCAGATAGCCGCTTAGACAGAAGAATATGTAAACGCCAAAGTCGCCGATCATTCCCTTGTAAGTGGAGAGCCAAGCATTTGTGGCCAGTCCCGCAGCATCGGAATGAGAAAAGAAAACCGCAGCTGCAGCTATCCCTCGCAGCGCGTCTATAGATTTCGAATGCAAGTTATATCTCATTAGAACCAACGACCAGACCTTGTATTTGGCGCGCATGATGCCACAGCTTGCATTCGCATGCTTCGTGGTGTGTCGCTTTAGTTAACTCATAGAGGAATGTCCCATGCCCAAAATATCCGCCCATATGGCCGGAGGCGAGAACGTGCTCGTCTTCCTCGACATGATCGCCTTTTCGGAAGGCACCTCGACCGTGAAGGGGAGCGACGACGGCTACAACGTGCTGTACGGGGGCGGCCTGTTCCACAGTTACCAGGATCACCCGCGGCAGCGCCTGACCTTTCCCATCAATGGCAAGCCGGTCACCAGCACGGCCGCCGGGCGGTACCAGTTGCTGGAGCGCTACTGGGATGCGTACCGCGTGAGCATGCGCTTGCAAGGTGGGTACACGCCGGAGAATCAGGACCGGATCGCGCTGCAGCAGATCCGCGAGCGCCGGGCGCTGGAGGACATCAAGGCCGGGCGGATCGTCGAGGCTATTCAGAAATGCTCAAACATCTGGGCCAGCTTCCCCGGCAACAACTACGGGCAGAACCCGCACAAGGCGGAGAAGCTGCTGGCGTTCTTCGATAAGGCTGGCGGGACCTTCGCATGACGGCACTGCTCAAGGCGGTACCGCTGTGGGTATGGGCGGTTGTGCTGCTGATCGCCCTGCTGGCCGGGGCGGTGGTCTATCAGACCCTGGCGCTGGCCAGCGCGCGGACGGAGCACGCCGACTACGTGGCTAGGGCCGATAAGGCGGCCAAGGATGCAACCGACGCAGCGCGCGCCGAAGAGCAGCGCCGCCAGAGAGAAATCAACCAGGTAAGAGACGATGCCCAACACCAGATCAAAGCTGCGGCAGACGATGCTGCTGTCGCTGCTGCTACTGCTGACAGCCTGCAGCAACAAATCGACAAGCTACTTGCCGGCCGATCCGCCTGCGATTCCCGAGTTGCCCAGGGAAGCGCGACAATCAGAGACCTCACCACTGTGCTTGCCGACCTGCGCCGCCGGGCTGACGAAAGAGCGGGGGAGCTGGCGCGAATCGCTGATGCAAGTCGAATAGCAGGGCAGGCGTGCGAGCGAGCTTACGACTCGTTGAGTTCCGCTGGGCGGGAGCCGCGAGACTAGGGTGGAACTCTCATTGCTCGGAGGCGTTCTACCGCAGGAGACACGAAAACGTCTCCGGTACAGGCTCCTGCTTCGGGCTGGGCTCAATGACTCTTCAATGGATTTGATGATGCATACACATAGATTTCAAGTCAGCACACTGCCGGTCGCGTCTGGCAACCCTGAGCCTATGATTAGACGTCTGCATCGCCTGGAATCAGTAAACGCGGTCCTGACCCTCGCGGTAGAGTGCGAGGATTTCATCGAGAACTGCCTCCAGACAAAGCAAATTGATTCGTCCCAGGCTCAAGCTCTGCATCGTCTATTCGACCAGGAGATAAACGTTAAGCTTCAAGCCTTGCACGCTGACTTAGATTAGTCTCAGTTGGGCCTGTAAGACAGTTGTGGCAGAGAAGCGGTGAGGCTCTTAAAGTGCGTCCTCGGTACCGGTGCCTTTGCCCCACATTTTCGGCGGGACGTTGTGCTGCACAAGGAGAGCTTCCCGCTGTTCGAGGCAATACTGCAGCGAGTTAACTGTCTTCCAGTTCTCGCAGGCGGCCCGCAGTAGTTCCGATATCCGCCCGTTTGCCTCGGTGAGTTCCTTGCGCAGGCCATCCCGTTCCTTTGTCACCTGCGCGTGCATGTCGACCAGCCTGGCCACATGGTTGCGGTACCGGTTGATCTCTATGCGCAGCAGCAGGTTTTCCTCTGTCACCAGATGCGCATGCTGGCGGAGCATTTGTTCATCTGTTGGGGCGCCGAGCCAGTCGTCTGCGAAATCGATGTCCATGATGTACTTCTCAATACTGTTTTTATATACAGTATTCGGCGCGCTATCATGAGGCAAGGTCGCTCCGACAAGCTGCGGGCGGATCACGATTTTCCCAGCTCGATCATCCGCCGGTCGAATGCTTGGCTGAAGGCAATCTCCAGCGAGTCGATATCAGCCGGCCGCATCGCCCCGACGCATGTTAGGCCCCTAGCAAAGCCCTCGGCGATTCCGCCCAGGTGCGTCAGTTCGATCACGCCATCGGCACCCTCGATGTCCGTGAGTATCTTGTTCACTTCCTTGCGGATCACATCGGGCATTACGACTTTGTCGAGCGTCATGGCGTCTCCTGCGCCGTGGCGCATTGGAATTCAGACTGTAGGGATCTGGGTAAAAGATGGCCAGCGCTGGTGAGGGATGCACCAGGCTGGCCTGCCGGAGAGGGCGAGAGGGAATTCGTGCCGGCTCGAACAATGTAGATGCAGGGGAATGATGGATCAAATCTGAAGCGACGTTTGGAAGGTTTTCATGCAAGGACAGGACGTCCGGGGGAGGGGGATTTGCTGTCTAATACTCGGTCATGACACGGCGGTTTTATTAGGCGAAACTGGGCAAAACCTAGCGAACAGTATTAGACAAATCCAGCAACAAACCATTGCAGTTCGCGGCTTTGAGGGCAATCGTTCTAATACTGCTGCATCATCGGCAGGTAATCGATTGCGGCCCCTGGCAAGGACCAAAAACCGTTCCGAAACTCAAGCGACGCCCCTTGTAGAATGCGGTCTGTAGCCAGACCGTTTGGGAAAAGTATCGGAACGCGGATTGCCCTCAAAGCGGCAGCCCGCGAAAGTTTCCATAACGGTCTTGAAAACCGGCGAACGTTAATAGCGTTCCCAGGGTTCGAATCCCTGGTTTCCCGCCAAACAACATCGTCAGAGCCTCGCGAAAGCGGGGCTTTTTCGTTTCTGGGAGATAGGTCTTGGGCGGGCGCCGGTGCGGCGTTTTCGGTAGGAGTTCCGAAACTTTCAGGGGGGAGTTCCGAAACTATTCCTATTTTGAGGGCTTGGCGGTCACCCCGACACGCCTGTAAACGCGCTTGGTGATCTCCTGTTTCGTGTGCCCCAGCAGCAAACTTGCATCGGCGATATCGACTATCTCCGACGCTGCCTTGGGCCTGATGTCTCGAAACTGAAACCCTGCTATCTTCGCTGCCAGCAGCGGGTCTCCGTCCTCAATGGCCTTCTGCTGCGCCTTCTCTCGGGCTTTGTCCCACCTCAATCGCAACATCCCCTTCGTCATCCGCTTCCCGTGCTTGCTGATCAGCAAGTACTTGGACGGGTGATGCGCGTTTCTGTCAGTGATCTCCCGGATCAATTTGCCCAGGCTGTTCTCGCCGTCCTCCGACCGTAGCAAGATCCTGAGCTTCTGCTTGGTCTTCCCCTGTATCACCATAAAGTAGTCGCCTTCGCGGTCATCGCTGCGCATTAGAATGACGTCTGCCGGGCGCTGGCCAGTCAGGTAACCCAGGTCCATCGCCTCTTTCAGCTCTGGCTCGGCCATGCTGTATACCGCGTCCCATACGGCGGCATTGGCGTAGTAGTCGCGTGGCGTTTCTTTGTTCTTGCGGATGCCCTGGCACGGGTTTTCCCTCTCAGTGAGCCCCCATTCCCGCGCCATATTGAAGACGTGCGAAAGCGTGGCGATTTCCCTGTTGGCCCTGACTTTGGCCGTGCGGGCGTCCCGATAGCCGGCAATCATGGCAGGCGTTAGCGAATCGATGGGCGCCTCGTCGAACACCAGGCGAAGCTGCTTAAGCTCGGCGCGGTTGTCGAGTTGAGTCCGCGGCGCTTTCTTTGGCACGATGTCCTGCTCATAACGGTCGAAGACCGCCTTCATGATCTTCAGATCCGCCGGTTTGTCTTTGGCCTCCAACTCGGCCCACTTCATCCGCGCCTTGTCCAGGTCACTCCCTAGCGGGATTTCCTTGCCGGTAGAGTCTCTGTAGTAATACCCGATCCACACCTTGCCGTTTTTGCGCAGGCGCTTGCGGCGCACTACGCCAGGCGGCAAGTCCCTGTTCTCTGTGTTGCGTGGGCGCATATCAGCTCACTCGGGAAAAATCAGGCGTCCATGCGGGGCGCGCCGGTGGCGGGTTCGGGTCGGCCATGCTGGCTGGAACTATTCCCAGTTTCATGCGGGCGTACTGCCGGCCCACCAGCGGACGCTTGCCACGGCTTTCTACATACAGCCATTTTCGATCGTCCAGCCATCGGCGCTGATAGGCCCTGGCCTTATAACCGGTGATCTCCGCCAGTTCCTCGTCTGATAAGATTTCAGATTCCATAGGTTGCTCCAGGCCGCGCGCTGCGGCGAAACCTCCGTTGATCGGAGGTATTGATAAGGATGGTTACTGGTCGGCAAAACCCGTTCTGAGAACTGGCGCCTTCTGGAAGTGGATGTAAAATTTACGTACTGATGATTTGTCAATGAGCAAGACGCTTTTTGGAAGCCAGCCGCAGGCGGCGCGGCATGTCAGCACGGAAGGAGTAGCAGTTCATGGAAGTAATCAAAAACGTCAACCGAGTGATCGGCCGAAACGGGATTGAGCTGGGTTATGTAGACAAGCACGGGCTCGTTTGGTCCAACGATGCCGTGGTGTTCAGGATTGTTCGAGGCTCAGTTTATTCGGCGCATGACCAGTATCTCGGCAGGCTCCTTGGAGGTATTGGGGTAACGAGCCGAGGTCAAATACTCTTCAGCGTGGAAGGCATCATCCCCTGGACCTGACGGCTTATCTCACTGGGGATATCCGACGAGCGCCCTGCTAACAATGCTGGCATCGTGCCCACGCTTGGGCTATACCTGAGCGATTGAGTCAGTTTCAGAGCATCGCTATGTTTCGGAATTCCCCAGTGATGTCCGCCGCCTACCGAGGCATACATATAGAGCTGCGCTTGCTGCACGTCCCTAAAGGCATTCTCAGCGAGCTGAAGCTGTTCGATAACCGGGGGCATGAGCCCAACCTTATCCTATGCCAGCGGTTCAGCTTCGTTGACCCAGACGAAGCTGTCCAAGCAATCGCTGCCGAATGTTACGCGTACATAGATAGCTGGATCGAGCGGGATTCTGCGCGCTCCAGTTCGTACCAGCGGCAGGCCCCCGGGCTAGGTCAGGCATCCACGCGCTTGAACTCAACTACCCACACCCATGGGTTGGCTTCCCAACTGCGAGCACCGTCGATGGACTCCCAGAGCTCTCGCCATGCGGAGGGATATCAGTCACGGTAATGGGCGCTCCATGGTGGGCATGCCTCCGCCAGCCGCTCACTGGCAGGCTGTTATGGTTTAATAGGTGAGCATCAGGAGGATCAGTTATGGGCAAGAATGCCAAAAAGCCTTTTTACTTCGCCGGCGTACCTTTGGTTGCGATCGGCTGTGCCTTTGCTGCGATCGGCGCATCGGGTCAGGAAGCGTTCGGGTGGACAGCCATCGGGCTACTTCTGCCTGGCGTGGCTCTTCTGGCCGCAGGCGTTCTAAATCGTCGCCGGGCGAGCTGAGCAAGACGGACGACCGTCATGCGGCCGCCGTCAGCGCTTCAATTACGCGCTGTCCGGCCAGCGGCGGTACCGCGTTGCCGGCCATGTGCATCGTCTGGCGGTGGTTGTCCGGGCGTAAGGTGTCGAGCGGAAACGTCTGAGCGGCCAACGCTTCGTTCGCGCTGAGCATCCGCATTTCGCCGCCACGCACCAGCGCCCAGCGGTCCAGCGTCGTGATGGTGCCGATCGGCCGATTCATGTCCCGCCCGGTCAGCCCGGATCCTTTGCCGTAGTAGGGCATGATGAACTGATTGCCGAAGCGCTCGCGGCCGTTGCGCACTCGGTCGAGCGTGGCCTGCGCGCGGCCTGGCTTGTCGATGGCCGACCACTTGCCAGCGCCGAAGTCCAGAAAGCTGGCGGCCGGCACATGCCGACGTTTGTGCAGCTCAAGCATCAGCGGGGCGCGGCTGCGGGTTAGCACCAGGAACAGCCGCACCCGGTGTTGCGGCACGCCCAGATCAGCGCAATCCACGACGTGCGGTGCGACCTGGTAGCCCAGCGCCTGAACTGCTGCAACCCATGCGGGGTAGAGAGCCCATTCCGTGAACTCCGGTACGTTCTCTACCAGCGCCGCTTCGGGACGGTGAAATTCCAGCGCCGAAACGACTGCCCATGCCGTGGATCGGCTCGAATCGTGCTGCGGGTTGCCGGATGCCTTGCCGCGCGCCTTCGAATGACCTTGGCAGCAGGGCGAAGCCAGCAGCAGGTCATGCGCGGGCACGTCCTCCCAGCGGGCCTGGTGCAGGTCTTGGCAGATGTGCTTCGTGTCGGGGTGGTTGGCGCTGTGCCATTCAACGGCAACAGGCCAGTGGTTGGCCGCCCAGAGAACCTGAACGCCCGCTGCGCGCGCGCCGGTGCTCCAGCCGCCGAGGCCGGCGAACAGATCGATTGCTGTTGTCATGCCGCCCCCGCCTGTGCCTGGTTGATGCGCTGGAGCTCGGCCCCGCCGGAGGTAAGCCCGGCGTTGAGGTCGACCTTCATGCCAGCGAGCATGCCGGCAATCTGAGCATCCAGATCCAACTCGACCTGAGGTCGCTGTCTGTGCTTGCCGATCTCTTGGGAGGATAGGTACCGATCGATGAGCGCCTTGCTTTCTGATTCGAGCGCTACGAGGTCGCGCCCGTTGGAGCCCTGTCCAATTTGCACGTCTTCTTCGCCTTGCGGCAACAAGCGTTTGAGTTTGCCGTACACCTGGCCGACCCACGCGATTGCAAAATGGTCTCCGGCCGTCTCCGGCGAATACGCGCTTCGATTCTTCCCAGCCCGCACTCCCGCAACATATTCACGCCTAGCCATGGTGACCTTCGCGAGCAAGGCCTCGTATGCATAAAGAGCAATCTGCTGTGCTGGTGTAACGCCGACGAAGACCGCTCGCTCTACTCGGCGCTGAGTACTGTTGCACCAGTGCTTCAGGCTCAGCGCTTTGCAGTTGAAAACGTCAGCCACTACTGCGCCAAGGTCGCGATCCCACGAAGGGCGGCGAGTCGCTCTCGCATGGGATGATTCGACCTCACCAACGTCGCTCAGCTTCACGTCCGTTTCAGTGAGCTGGTATTTGCGCATCAAGGCTTGTGCTTGGCGCAGAGCGGTTGCTGCCTCGGTCTCGTTCGAACTCTGTGAAAGAGCCAGACAACGCTTGATCTTGCGAATGACGCGCTCAAGCGCGCTCTCGCTGAGGTTTTCTGAGGACATGGGTACTCCAGGCAGCCGCGGTCACTGCCGGGCTGGCGTGATTCGTTGAAGTGGGGAGTGGGTCAGGCAGCTTCTCGAACCGGAACAGCTCGCAGATGGTCTTTCGTGTCCGCCGAACCCAGGTAGGGTTTCAGTTCGGCGCGGGTATATTTCCCGGCCTGAACAGTGTCAGTTGTGTAACCGCTGTAGTTGGGGCCGAAGTAGGCGCCGCCGTGCTTGTCGCTCCAGATCATGAACAGGGGCTCATGCTTGGGAAACAAAATGTCTCGCAGCTTGGCGGCACGCTCAAAGTCCATACCTGCCACAGCACGCTGCATGAGGCTTTCGATCCGCTTGCGACGCTTTTCGGCTGTGACAAGTCTTCGCAAATTGAGCGGTGCGCTGGTGAAGATGTCAGAGGCTTGCACGACGGAGTGACCGTATCGACCACTCACAACGAACCACGAAGAATTGAGGTCATAGAAGGCGGTCCCTTTGAAGATGCGCTGAGTCTTCCGGTCGTGGTACCAAATCTGCGTGCCGTGCTTGATCGTGCCGCCGTCGCGAGCCGTTTCGTTGCACTTCATGCTGATACTCGCGTGCCCCAATTCCTCCCGGAAATGGCCGGTAGCCCGGATTGCTTTTTGCATCCATTCCATAGCCGTCACCCGGTTTCTGCCGGGGCCTACTTTAGGATTTCGATCGGTCTGGAAGGTGTAGCTGGTAAAGACGTTGCATAGGTAGTCACGCAGCTTGCGCCGGGTGTACTCCATGCGCAGGCGTTGCTGATAAGTCATCCGCTCCTCTTTGTCGAAGCAGTACTGACCGCCGTTGCGGTTGTCCACGTTCTGGACGTTCTGATACATCTTCAACTCGATGCAACGCCCGGACACACTCAGCTCGGCTTCGACTTCGCCGTGGCGGCAGTACCGGTGATTGCGAGCGAAGCTCACACCGTAACGCTTGACCATTTCTTCGGGGATTTTGCAGGTCCAACCCATTCGGTTCAGCTGTTGAACGATCCTTAGGAAAACGGCTTTCTTGAACTCGTTCTCCCAGGCGCCCAGCACCATCCCCTCTGGCGACTCCCACACGTTCAGGCTGGCATCGTTAAAACTGACAATGCCGGTTCTTTCAATTTGCATGGCAATCTCCATAGCAGGCGCCGCCCTCCGATACAGGATGGTGGCAATCTGATAGTTATTAGGGTATGAAGCGGTTGAGTTTTATGAAGTACGGCTAAAGGGAATCTCCATGCCGAAGCCACTCCAGGGTTTTACAACGCGTTACCAGGGTCGCCAGATCACCGTCGGGCTCGTGCACCACCCAAAAGGGATAACGGCCCGGGTGCGGATCGATGAGGATGACTGGAACTATGACGACTCGGCTTTCTGGATCTCGTGCGATCAAGCATGCATAGCCGGGATAGCCAAGGGGCGACGGCTCATTGACCAGATATCTGCCAACGATTGCCGGTAGCAACTCACATCAAGTCCAGCCCATTGTGACGCTGGCAGATTGGCATGGGACGATAGTGGCAGTTTGGGTTAATATCAGAAGTCAGCGGCGGTGTACTCACCATACGCGCCGGTTACAAATCACCGGAAGCTACACAAAGAAAGTTTTACTAGGGATATTTGATGACTGTTAATTTGGATTCAGTACTGGACAAGATGTCAAAAGTGGTTGGCATCTTCGGGATTGTCCTTGGTATCGCTTATGTCTATGGGCTGGGTCAAAGCTATTTTCTGTATAGTCAGTTAGATGCCGCTTGGGTTGTTGGTCTTCTTGAGCCCCAAGCGTTGATTAATATAGGGCTTCCATCAGCGCTATTATTTTTGTTTGCAGGGCTTTTCGTATTTGTTTTGATACCCAGCACTGATCAGCTTAGCTCGGCTGTGGGCGTTGGTTTCCCGGTCTTCACGAGTGGCTGCATCGCTTTTTCGATGGCGCTGAAAATATTCGGTATTGAGGTCTCGGACTTCTATGCAGATTCGTTGATAAGTACGGCGATTTTTGCTGCCGTTAATGCCGCTCTGTTTGCATGGGCCTTGAGACTTTTATTTGAAGGTCAGCAGGGCAGAATAGTCATGACATTCTTTATGGCAGTAGGGTTCTTCTCGTTCCTGATGATTCCGTACATGCAGGCCGTGCAAAAATCACGAGGCCTAATTTGGGGAGATAAAGGCACTCCCTTGGTCATTGACAAAGACAGTAAGATCCTAGGCGTTCTCGTAGGCTCGGTGGCTGAAAAGTTCGTGGTGCTTAACTGCACTGGAAAGGGGCGGGAGGTGTTCCTCTCTGATGTGAGTCCGGACCTCAAAGTGAGACCATCTACCGGTGAATGTGGATAGAGATCCGGCCCACATCAGAGACGCCGAGCCGCGTTGTATAACCTGTGGCGTGCACGCCGGGTATTTGCGAACATTATCCGTCTAGTGCTGTTTCGTGCTTCAACTGGGCGCGGCTCGCTGCCTCAAACTGTCGCGCTAGCTTCGGTGTAATGACGAAAGCTGGCGCGTCAGGTCGCTTCAAACGCTCGGTCTGCTGCTCTGGCGACGCTGCGAGAAACGACAGCGCCAAGTCCTGATACAGCTCCTGCAACTGGCTGTAGCCGTGGGTTTCCGCCGCTGCCAACATCGCCGTACGCACACCCCGTGTCGTCTCGATCGTCAGCTCTTCGATGCCCAGACGCTCGGCTTCCGCCTTCTTCCTGTCTCGGTACGCCTTCGAGTGCTGCGCCGCCGCTGACTTTTCCATTGTTCAGTTCCATACCGCTGGGTGGAATGTTGAGTTGAAGCGGGCGCCGCCGCTGGTTGGCTCGGGCAATAAGGCGTTTCACCGCCGCTTGCCAGCTGGCCAGGTGGGGAAGTCGATGTCGTAGTCCCGAATCAGGCGAGCCACCAGGTTGTGGCTAACGCCCATCGCGGCGGCGGCCTGCTTTCTAGCCAGCCCCTGACCCCGCAGCTCTTTGACTCGCAGCACGTTCACCGCGTCAGCGACGGGGTCGATGGTCGGCGGCTTCAGGTTGGGGTTGGGATCGTGCTTCTTGAACTCGAAGCCGTGCTCTTTCGCCAGGCGGTTCAACAGGTATCGGCTTATGCCGGTTTCCTGCTCGACCTTCATCTTGCTGGACACCGGGGCGAGATCGCGGATCTGCTGCAGCAGTGCTTCATTCACTTCTATGCGCAGGCTGCTCGCGCTGCGCACCTGAGTCTTGGCGCGCTTGGGCTTGGGCGGCGGGGCGATCTGGCGACCGTACGGTTTGGGCTCGGGCTTGGGCCTGAACACCGGTCCTTCGAGCGTATGGATGCTGCCGCCTTTCGAGAGGAACGCAGCCATTGCTTGGGCAAGATCGGCGGAGCGTGCTGTGTTTTGCTGAACCGTGCTCAGCTCCATGCTGATCACTTGGCGCCTGCCTGAGCATCAGCCCGCGCTTCAAGCATCTGAGCGAAGTTGACTGCCTCCCGCCAGGAGAAGCGGAAGCCACGCACCTTGCCGGTGGCACGCTCAACGATGTGGTAGGCGCTCTGGCCCTTGGTGACTACCTGGTAGCGGATCTTCTGCACCGGCTGTTCCAAGCCGGCGAGCAGGTAGAACGCGGAAGTTGCGGTGTTGAGGCGAACGCGAAGGGCTCCAAGGCCGTCAACGCGCTGCTGCATAGATGGATGCATGGGAATCTCCGTGAACCGCATTGGGCAGGCGCCAAGCCCAGTGACCAAACTGGGAATAGCCAGCCTGACGCCTGTCCGATGCGGTCGTATTGGTTGGGGGTAGGGGTGATGCAGGGGGCCGCGTTGCGCGGTGCAGAAGTCTTCCGCATCGGAGATTGATCGAAACACCCGGGCGCCACCCCGACTTGGTTCCCGCCGCGTTTCTGGTATTGGCCGTCTCGCTCGTACCGGCTCAGGAATTTCCCGGGTCTTTGCGATCCTAGCGCTGCAGCTCGCTTGAGCACGCTTCGATCAATCTCCGATGCGCTCTCATTCAGAGGGTCGGGCAGTTAACGTCAGTGCTGACGTGGCGCTGGTTGTTCAGGCGACGAGCTTCTGAGCCTTTTTCAACGCTCGCTCGAAGCTCTCGAAGTAGAAGGTTTTTTCTGGTTTGAAACCGCCGCCAACGTAAAGCATCGTCGCCGCTGGATCGTCTGGGCCGCGACCGCCGACAAGACTACGCGGCCTCGTGTCAGCGATCAGAATCCCATCCTTCGGCAGGTGCTCCCCGAAGCCAAGAACGGTAACGCCAGCTTCTTTGCATGCTTCGATACGCTCCGGCTTGAGGGCGAGCATTCCATCGTGTCTGGTGTAGAGCTTCATCGTCTTGTGCTCCAGCGGGTTGATTTCCCGTCTGGCCCTGTCGCCAAGGCCAGCCAGTGAAATCGGGTATCAGCAGAGCGCTACAAGAGGCCGGTCTTTGTCCGTACCCTTGCGAGCGAGCTTCGTTTCGAATCCGGCCCGGCGTGGCTCCGGGGCCCGGCGGTCTCGCCTCATGGCGTCGCTATCGAGGACTGAATGCAGAGCTATCAACGACGCCAGCATGAAACACAGGGGGGAGATGATCTGCCGGCGCATGGCCTCGGCGATCATCGCGGTTTGTCGGTTCACGCCCAGCTTGAACATGGCCACAGACAGCCGCTTTACGACGGTGCCCGGTGCAATGCCGAACGTCCGTGCGATCTCTTTGGCCGTGCAGCCCTGGGCGACTGAAAGTAGAAACTGCAACTCTCGCGGCGCAAGTCCACGGCCGAGGTGGCCTTTCCATGCCCCGCTTACGATGGTGGTATCCATTCGTCTCTCTCGGTGGTTGTCATCCCAAAGCACCCGGCGAGCCAGGTGCTTCAGTGATGGTTTCCAAATGGTTGTTCCGTCCCTTCTAAAGAGCTTCATCCAGTCGGTCCCGTTATCCGGGGCTGGGAGATCACTTCGCTGATCCCGTGCTATCTGGCGGCTGTACCAGTCGTGTTTCGAGTGCTGGCGAGCAACTCGGTGAATGAACTATGCACTAGTGCAATTATCAGGTCAATGCATTGGTGCATATTTTTCTTTGCCTCAGTGCATAAATTTTTCCGGTCCGCAGGGGTTACTTTTTTTGAATCCTTGGATAAGATCCGCAGCACTGTACGTATATACAGCATCTGAAAGGGGGTGACATGGCCAAGCAAAAGAATTCCGTTCCGCAACGCGTGCCAATGACAGGGGTTGAGCGTCTCGGGCTGCGCGTGTCGGCGATGATCAATCATCCAATCGCGCAGACCCAGCGGTGGGTGACTATCCACAGGATGGACACGGATGCGGACGCGGATTGGGAGGAAGTGATGGGTATTCTTTCGGAAACAGAAGAGCTGGATCTGATATTCAACGATGATGGCAGTGCGACCCTGAAGTGGGAGCGCCCGGGGAATGAAAAAACATCGAGTGCTGTGGAGCTATCGACCGATGAGATAGCGCCGTTTTGACCGATAATGTTTGCCGATCTGTGTGAGCCTTAAGGCTCCGGTACAGGCGAAAGCCCAGCGGGGAATCGGTCGTAGCCTGCGGTCAGGGGAAACTGGCCGCTCATGCGCCACACCTCTGCCGCAGAGTTCATTACGTGTGGCATGCCGCGTGCAAGCTGCCCCCATATCTCCCGCGCCACGGGGCGTAATTCATGCCTGGCCCCAACCCGCATAGTATGAAGCCAGACCATTGCTGCCGCCGAGTCTGTAAGGGAACCCTCGCGCTGATATTGCCGTATCATTCGCCCGAGAGTGAGTATTGGCGAAGGATCAACGGGCACCGTCACGATCGGGTCCATGAGGTCGATCCCGGTTTCCTCAAGTTTATTCCTCATGTGGGTAGCAACGGCGAGGACCAGGCCAACCTCTTTGCCATCCATTGAGCTGAGGCCATCGACGTAGGCTTGTGCTTCCTTACGCTGGGTCTTCAATGCCCACGAACTGAATAGTCGCTTCAACATCTAGCTGCCCTCCCTGGGCCGTCTTCAAACCGGGTTGGCGTTCCATACAAGCAGCACGCGCGCCTGGATGAACGTCTCATCCCTCGGAATGGGCTCCGGAGGGTGGTTGACGTTATCGGAGATCATCTTGAAGTGGTCAGGTCCTTGGACTTGAAGCCGCTTGATGTACAGATGATCGCCCCAAGTGAACAGATAAATCCCATCCCCTACAAAATCCCTGATGCTGACGTCCACAAGGATGGGATCACGATGCCTGATAGTAGGCGCCATCGATTGACCCCAGCCGGTGACCATCTTCAGGTTGAAATGCTCACTGAATTCAACGCCGAGCTCCCTCAAGCGCTTCGGACTGACCCTGATGTCTTGAAGCATTTCAGGGTAATCCTGGACTAGCTGCCCGCCGCCCATTGCCGCGCGGACATCGTAGTGAGCGATCCAGACTTCATCCCCCACTTGTCCTGGCCTGAGCACATCAACTGCTGGGGTTGGCGCCACTTCTTGCTCATCCACTGCGGCCAGCAGCTTCTGTCGCGCTTCCTCGGAGAGACCGCGGCCATGCTTCTGAAGCATCGAGCGGACAGCCTCGGCGGACGAGGATGTGCTCACAGAAGGAACTTGTGTGACCGCTGCCGGAGGTAGGGGGACGTATCCTCGCAGCTGATCCGTCGAAACACCGAAGAAATCGGCGAGAGGACGTACCTGCTTGTCAGTTGGTTCTTTGATGCCTTTTGCGCCGTTCGGATTGAGGATCCGCGAAATCGTAGGCTGCCCAACGTCCGCCGCCCGGGAAAGGTCAGCTTGAGACAGTTGGTCCCGCTTCATTAATTCGGCAAGAATTTTATCGATGGTTTTATGCATAGGTGCAATGGTCATCGGAGCTGGTGCATAGATCAAGAGACTGTCTCGTTGACAGTTATGCACTGGTGCATGATCATGTGCATATCTACATAGGGGGGAAGCCATGAGCGCTACCGATCTTCCGAATAAGTTGGATGCGTTGCTGGGCTCTGGCTGGACCTACAAAGCCATCGCAGAACGCGCCAAGTGTGACATCTCAACGATTTTCCGTATCCGTAATCGCCAGATCAGCAACCCGAGCTACATCGCGGGAACCGCTATCGACCAGATGCATGAGGAACTCGCAAAAACCAAGAGGCACGGCACCAAGAACTCTGCCGCTTGAGTAAGTGAATTATCCCCAAGGGGGAGCCCGCAGGGCAGGGCGTTGAGATGGCTGTTGATGCATCCAGTACTCAAATTTCAGGCACAAAAAAGCCGGTGGCTAGACCGGCTTCTTCAACAACACTTGTGAGGTCGATTATGCATATCACTCCGGAACAAGGCAACACCGGGCAGGCTGTCGCGCCAGCATCAGCGGACCCCGGAAAACTGACTCGACAGGTCATGTCGTCGCGCGAGATCGCAGAGCTGACCGCCAAGCAGCATTTTCATGTGAAGCGCGACATCGAAAAGATGCTCGCGGACCTCAGTGAAGATACATCCGAATTTGGATGCACCTACCGCGACGGGCAGAACCGCAAGCAAACCGAATACCTGCTCGACCGCGAGCACACAGACTGCCTGCTTACCGGCTATAGCGCCGAGCTACGCATGAGGGTGATCCGCCGCTGGCGAGAGCTCGAAGGGCAGGTGATTGGTCAGTTGCAAATTCCTTCGACGTTCGCCGAGGCGCTACGCCTGGCTGCCGATCAGGTCGAGCAGAATCGTCTGTTGCAAGGCGTCATCGACAAGCAAGCGCCGAAGGTGGCCGCCATCAATCGTTTGGCGAGTGCTGGCGGTGCGATCTGCATCAGTGACGCCGCAAAGCAACTCCAGCTGAGCCCGACCAAGCTCTTCGCATGGATGCAGCAGAACCGCTGGATCTTCCGCCGCGGTGGGACTGGTCGTTGGGTTGCATACCAGCCCCGCATCGCATCCGGCCTGATGGTGCACAAGGTCACCGCCCTGAAGCCTGACCCTGAAACAGGTGCTGACCGCGCCGCTTTCGATCCCCTCGTCACAACCAAAGGGCTGGCGCTGCTGGCCGAAAAGAATATTGGAGCCTCGCTGTGAGCGTTCAAGCAATGTCCTGGGCGCTTCAAATCCCCACGACAACACTTTCTGATTCCAGCGCGCGGCATGTGCTGTTGTGCCTGGCGAACTACGCCGGTACTGATGGTCGCGGTGCATTCCCATCTGCTGGCACGTTGAGCGATGACACCGGTCTTTCCGAGCGCACCGTGCGCGCCAAGCTTGAGCTACTGCGCGAGTCTGGCCTGATCGTTCAGGGCAACCAGGCACTGGCTGCCGTGTACATCGAGCGCCATGACCGCCGGCCCGTTGTGTATGACCTTCCACTTAAGCGGGGTGCAAATCCTGCACCTCGTTCGGAACGGGGTGCAGACAACCGCACGGGGTGCAATCCACAGCAGAGCGGGGTGCAGATTTCGGCAGAACGGGGTGCGAAATCTGCACCCAATACGTCACTTAACCATCAATTAACCGAAGAGCAGCAGCAGCGCGAGATTTCGGATGGGGTTGCCGAGCAGGATCGGCAGGCCCTGGACGCACAAGACGACCGTCAACGCTTCGCCATGTTCGCCAGCTGGCAGCCGGCCGCAAAGCCACTGGCCGATCAGCTCACCATCGCCGGGCTGCCAACCGCTTCGGTAACCGATGACCTTCTGTCCGGGTTCAAAGGGTTCTACGTCGCTCGCCAATCGACCGTCTACAACGCGGCGGGCTGGTGCTTCCAGCTGGTCAAGTGGATCAAGAACCAGCGCACCAAGGCTGCCGGTACTTCCTCGGCTGCTTCCACTGATGACTTCGACGATGACAGCACCGAATGGATGCCAGGAGTATCGAAATGAGAGCAGTTTCTAACGTTGCCCTGACCGTGGTGGCTCATGTCCGCGACGGTGCTGTGATGAGCCCAGAGCCAGCATCCGCCGTGACCCGCGAAGAGCGCGCAGCCGCAGTCGGCCAGATCATCAATCAGCTTTTCCGTGACCTCCGACTGGTATGCACCGCTTGGCGGCAGGCGTGGCCGGATGAGAAGACCTACAAAGCGGCCAAGGCCACCTGGCTGCAAGCGTTCATCGAAAACGGCATCTGCACCCGGGAGCAGATCGACATGGGCCTGGCCCGCTGCCGCGCTGATGCCTCGGACTTCATCCCCAGCCCTGGCCGGTTCATCGCGGGTTGCATTCCCACTCCAGAGATGGTCGGCCTGCCGTCGGTTGAGGCGGCCTACGAGCAAGCCTTGCGCAACTGCCACCCGGCGATGCGAGGCAACGAAAAGTGGTTCCACCCGGCGGTATATCACGCGACGGCCGCCGCTGGATTCCACAGCTTGCCTCTGTTGAGCCGTGAGATGGGGCTGGCGAGTTTCACGAAGCGCTACCAGCTACAGGTGATCAAGGTTTGGCGCGGTGAGGATCTGGGCCCGCTGCCGGTTGCTGAGCTGCCTGCTCCGGCGCCGGTTCGTAACCCAAAAGTGGGTAACGCTGCTTTGGCCGAGCTGCGCGCTCGCCGAGTCGGGGGTGCCTGATGACTGATCACCTGCTGCCCTCAGACCTTACGGAATACCGCTTCGCGCTGTACTGCCGCGCTCACGTGCTTGATCTGGCGTACGCCCCGGAGCAACCGGTGGCGCTCTACCGAGATGAGCAAGTTGCCAAGGCACACGGGGCTCGGATGTGGCCTTCCACCTTTACTGTTGTCGATCTGGCCGGAGGCGACCACCCATGAGGCAAACCAAGCTGACCAAGGCTGCGCGCGGGCGCGAGTGCCAAATTCGCGTACCGGGTGTCTGCAATGGCAACCCCGATACCACAGTGCTGGCGCACTTCCGTTTGGCCGGCACGCGCTGCGGTACCGGACTGAAGCCGAACGACCTGCAGGCCGCGTGGGCGTGCAGCGCCTGCCATGACGCGGTCGATGGCCGGGGTAAGACTGAATTCAATCACCACGAACTCCGGGTCATGCACCTCGAAGGCGTGGTCCGCACGATCGACATCTTGGTCAGTGAAGGGAAGGTGGCTGCGTGATTCCATTCAAGCCCAAGCAAGTTCGTGCCAAACCCGTCGACCGCGAAGGGCAGGAGCAGGCCGCCCTGCTGGCGGAGCTGTCACTGCGGTACCCGGCGGTGGCGAAGCTGATGTACCACGTCCCGAACGGCGGTCACCGGCACAAGCTCGTGGCAACCAAACTGAAAGCCCAAGGTGTGAAGGCCGGAATACCTGACCTGGTACTGCCGATGGCGCGTGGCGGCCATTTCGGCCTGTACATCGAGTTCAAGGCCACGCCGCCGAATGACGCACCCGTTTCAGCCAGCCAGCATGCCTGCATTGAAATGCTGATCGAACAGGGTTACCTCGCGATCATCTGCCGTGGCCACTTCGACGCGATGGAGCAGATCCGCGCTTACCTGCGGCTCGCTCCGACAGTGGTGGCCGCATGAGCAAGACCGGTATCGTTTCATTGTCTGACGCCGAGATCCGGCGGCAGGCCGCCAGCGGTGAGTTTGAGTCGATCAGGGATCCTCGTCACCCTGGGCTTTACCTGCGCTTCGATCTCACCCGCGAGCGCGGGACCTGGTATCTGGTGACTAAGAAGAAATGGAACAAGATCGGCGGCTATCCAGCGCTCAGTTTCAAGGCGCTGGCCGGCGTCCTGCCTCAAATCCATGCTCGTCTGGCCGCTGACCCTGCTGCATCTGCGGCGGCAGGAACGCTGCAAACAGTGGGCGAACTGCTCGACTGGTACTCAGAGCGGCAATCACGCGACCGAAGCCTGTCCGACAAGCGCCGCACCTCGGCCAAATCGGCAATCCATTGCCACCTCAAGCCGCGGCTAGCGGACATGCTGATTGGCGATGTATCCCGGGCCTCCATCGACCGTGTTGCGATGTGGCCGATGCAGGAAGAGCTGTCGTTGTCCTACGTCCGGCTGATGTGGGGCGTGCTGGTGGTCGCGTTCAAGCAGGCCGAAAAGCTCAAGCTCATCGCGAGCAACCCCATCGCTGGCTTCAGGTTCACCGACTTCACCAAGGCAAAGATCCTGCCCAAGACTGCCAGGCTGCGAGGCGTCCAGATCGAGGGTCTGGTTCAGGCATTCGCTGACGGATTCGATTCAAGCCCCATGGACTGCATGCTGGCTCTGTTGATGCTTGCTCACGGCACTCGCGTCGGTGAGACCCGGCAGGCCCGCTGGTCGCACTTCGCGATTGCCGACGGCGGCGAGTGGTTCCTGCCAGCCGAGAACACCAAGACCCGGTGTGAGCATCGTCTACCGCTGACCGGGCAGGTCGTGGGGTTGCTGAAGCGCTACCGCCAATGGCAGGCCTCGAAAGGGTATCAGGGCACCTATCTGTTCCCGAGCAAGAACGGCCGCCCCATGACAGAGGGGCAGGCCTGCGCCGTGTTCACCCGGTTGGGGCAGGGTGAGTGGACCAGTCATGACCTTCGCAAGCTGGCTCGCACGGCGTGGACCGATCTGGGCGTCGACTACCTGATCGGCGAGATGCTGGTGAATCACACGCTTACTCGCAACGTGCAGACCTATATCCATACCCATGCCGAACTGCTGAAACGCGAGGCGCTGGAGAAGTGGCACCAGCGTTTAGACGAATGCGGGTTTGCCCAGATCCATGGGTGGAAAGATGAAAGAAACGGAAATTCGCATATCCCTGCTCAGACCGCGCAATACGTGGCCTCTAGCGTTATCCAGAATCCGTAAAAGGCGAGGTTTCAAAAGCATGAAAAAGCAGCATGGCCCCGCCTTTCGCCGGGAACTGAAGCCTCTGATGGAGTGCAGCACCTGCCGAGGCGCGGGGAGCATCAGTGGCGTTTTCCATCAGCTGGACTGCATGGCTTGCAATGCGTCGGGCTGGGTCAGTCGTGACACCGGCGAGGCGCTGCCGCTCGAAGAGCTCGTACCTCAGCTGAACATGAAGCTGCGCAACGCGGTTGCCGATCTGGCCCAGGTGCGCCAGGCCATCGGCGGTGCTCAGCAGCAGTACGAACAGAACAACCGCCGCGGTGCCGGTGGCACGAACTACACAGGGGATTGAGCATGGCCATCTATCGCAACGTATTGTCAGCTGTCGTGCGGGCTCTGGCAGCCGAAACTATCAACGGCGCCGGCGGATGTGACTTCGAGCCGAAGGTGCAGTCAGCCAAGCAGAAGGGCGAAATCGTCGGAAAGGAAGCGGCCTTCCTTGTGGACTGCATGGTGTTCAGCCGGCTGCACAGGAACCTGAGCCCTGAGCACTGGCGTGCCCTGGTAGCGAAGTACTCCACGCACGACGAGCGCAAGCATGCGGCGATTCTGCAACTGATCAAGACTGTTCGGTCTCCAGCTCCTCAGCGTTTCCGCGAATGTGCGGTGCTGACTTGGGCCATTCCGCAGGTCGGCGGCAGGCATGAGCCCTCCACTGTCGAGGTCGTGAGCCGCGAAGCCGAGGCAGTAGCCAGGAACAAGGCGCTCGTCGATTCATTTCAGAAGGATGGGCTGAAAGGCATGAATGACACTGTAGACCGCAAGCAGACGCTCAAGCGCTCCACATCCGTACTGCCGGTCGCATGGTATGACATGACAAATTGGGGTAACGACGGCAAGCCGGAATCGACCCGGTATCGCTGGCGTTCTGGCATCCGCAAGTCGCTTGAAGACCAGGTGAACGAAGCGCTTACTGCTGCCCACGACATACTCGAAGCGGAGGGGCTGATAGAAAATTGCGCCGCATAGCAAAAAGCCATTGCGCGTAGTGAGAAAGTGAGAGAGTATTTACCCATCATGTCGATCTTGCGCGTTATGAAGGCCGACAAAAAAGCCCGGTTCTTGCCGGGCTTCTTTATGAGCGATCGGGCTGTGGCGTTGAGAATACGGTGATGAATCTTTGGTACCTTTTCGGTGGGATATTTGCCGCTTGCATATGCGCCCCACACCTGCTCGATCTGCTTAAGAAGCTGCCTCAGACAGCCCAGAACATAATCGCCGCTATCCTATTCGCGCCGATGCTGCTCGGTATGGTTTGGGCCTTCTGGTTTCTGTTCACCGGTCAGGTGGATCCCTCATTCAATAGCGACTACATAAAGCGCTAATCGCCATCCAGTGAGTTACACCAACTGCCAAACCCCAAGCCCCGACTATGTTCGGGGCTTTTTCATTTAAGGACCGAACGATGGACCCGACCGACCTCGGCCCAGGCACAGCCACCTGGCTGGGCGGCACGGGCACTGTTTTGCTCGGCGGCTTCCTATGGCTGAGGAAGTTCCTCTCCAAGGATGCCGCTGACCGCGCAATGGACCATGCCGACATTGGCACCGTCCGCCGGCTGAACGAACTGCTCGACTCGGAGCGCCAGGCCCGCAAAGACGCCGAGGCCCGCGCTGACCAGTTCGCCAAGGAGCGCAACGAACTCGCCGCTGCCGTCGGTCGCATGGAGGGGAAAATCGAAGCCTTGACCGGCCACGTCGCCCAACTCACAGACAAGGTAACGAGCCAGAGCGCAGAGATTGCCCGGCTCCGTTCTCAGCTTGGAGGCGCCAACTGATGGACAGATGCGCAATGGAATTCATCGCTCGGCGCTGGTGGCGTCGGGTGGAAGTGTGGGTCATTGCCGGGTTGCTGGTGGCTGGCTCCTTTGCCTTGGGCTTCGGCGCCTCCCAGTGGTCTCTCGCCAGCTGGTACACACAGCAGGTTGCCGAGGTGCGCCGAGGCTATGACGAAGCCACGGCACAGCGCGACATGCGTCTGAATAAGCTGGCCAAGACCGCGACTGATGCGGCCGTCAAGGTTGAGGCCGCATCAGCAACCGCGACCCAGGCCGCTGACACAGCGAGCAAGGCTGCGGACAAGGTCAACGATGCCGTGAACCGGGCTGCACCATGAGTGCGTGTGGCGGGTGTGCTGCTCGGCGCGAGTGGATAAAGAAGTGGAGCAGGGTGGCATATGAACGAGCACAGCAACTCCTTGCTAAGCCAGATCCTGGCCGAGCAGATCAAGCAGACAGCCCTGCTCGAGCGTATGGCGGACCAACAGCTGATGCTGATCCAGGCAATGGCCGATGAACCTGAAGACGCAGACGCTTTGCCAATGACCTACATGGATGGCACGCCATGCCCTTGAGGCCACAGAAACCCTGCAATGCCCAAGGCTGCAACGTGCTGACCCGCAACCCTCGGTACTGCGAGTCGCATCAGCATCTGCTGAAGAGCCATGTCAGGGAGAAGCCACGCGAGACCAGCGCCGCCCGCGGCTACGGCTACAAGTGGCAGCAGGCCCGGGCCGGTTGGCTGGCCAAGCATCCGCTGTGCGTGCGTTGCCAGGTGCTAGGCCGTGTCACCGTGGCTACCGACGTGGACCACATCACGCCACATCGTGGTGACATGTCTCTGTTCTGGGATCGGACCAACTGGCAGTCCCTGTGCCACGCCTGCCACTCGGTCAAGACTGCCGCCGAAGATGGCGGATTCGGGAACGCCGCGCAGGTAAAAACAGAAAATCCTTGGGAAAACCGGTGAAAACCGGCTGAATGCGAGCGAATCGCGTTCAGGGTAGGGGGAGGGTCAAAAGTCTGGAGCCTTCCGCTTCTAGAC